GGTTAATAGCTAATCCAGAAATAGCACTAGCGCCCGGCAATACGTTGCCGCCAGCTGCAGCAGCTGCTCTTTCTATGGTAAATGCTGATGCAGCATCTATTAGTGGGTTACCAGCAGTATCAGTTAAACTTTCTACAAAGCTGCCAACAATAGTACCTAATTCTTTAGTATCATAATTAACTTGAGTTGTTTCTACTAACCCATTAGGAATAGGTAAGTTGATTGAACCATAAGTTTCAATCTCTTTTCTAGAACTTATCGCTCTTTTAATATACTTAACGAATCTAAGAGACATGTAATAATCATTTCCAGTACCACTATATAAATCACTAGGAAATGTTAAATTGTCTAATTGAATTGCTCTTTCTTTTCTTCCCGGTAAATCAGTTAATTTTGATGATGCAGTAATAACTGCAGCACCAATAGCACCACGAGCAAATGCTTGTGCAAGCATATCTAACGTTCGTGGATTTACCCCACGCGCTTGATCTCTTGATTGACCCGGCCCTCGTCCAGCTGGCATTGCAAATCCTTTTATAAATAACTTTTATTATATTTATACAAATGGTGAAAGATGGCTTTCAAACAAGGTTTCTTCAAGCCAAAGAATCCCGCAAAATATAAAGGCAATGCCACACAAATAGTTTATCGATCTGGCTGGGAACTGCGTCTCATGTCTCACTTTGACACACATGAAGACGTGATATGGTGGTCGTCAGAAGAAAAAATCATACCGTATCGTTCACCGGTAGATAACAAGATTCACCGTTACTTCCCTGACTTTTTAATAAATATAAAGAACAAAGAAGGAAAGACTGAGACCGTAATGATCGAAGTCAAGCCAAAATCTCAGACTAAAGAGCCAAAGAGACCAAGCAGAGTGACAAAGAAGTATATCAACGAAGTATTCACATATGGCGTGAACCAGACCAAGTGGAGAGCTGCCGAGGAGTATTGTGCTGATCGTGGATGGCGCTTCATGATCATGACGGAAGATGAGATTTTTGGTAAGAAGTCATGACTTCCTATATCTTTCAGAGACTGGCGCAACGCGGGAAGCTAGAGGGCATCGACACCACCATTAGACAGAGAGACGCAAGGACTTGGTTCAGGAACGCTGCGCAAGAAGTAGCTAGCGTGAACTCAAACCTGATGATGCGTGACAAAAAGAACTCTGAAAGCACTATAGATGAAAAGTCTATTGGTTCCATGTATATGTTTTTCTATGACCCAAAGTTAAAAGATAAGCTGCCGTTCTACGACGTCTTTCCTCTAGTCATACCCATTGGGTTGAAGAACGACGGGTTCATGGGACTAAACCTTCATTACTTGCCTCCTTACTTGAGGGCGGTGCTAATGGATAAACTATATTCTACAGTGAACAATAAAAAGTATGATGCCACTACACAACTCAAGGTGTCGTATGAGTTACTCAATGGTTACAGCAAGTTTAGGTACTTCAAGCCATGCTTGAAGAGATACTTGTTTAGTCACGTTGGTTCTTCATTCTTAAAGATAGAACCTACTTACTGGGACGCAGCTCTCATGCTTCCGACTGAGAGATTCAAGAAATCGTCGAAAGAATTAGTCTGGAAGAATAGCAGGGAGATGGTTGACTGATGCCTTTTGATATAAACCGATTTTCAACTAACATCAATACATATGGTACTCTAAAGACTAGCAAGTTTGACATCAACATAGCACCTCCACGTATATTACTAAACATGGGTGGTATGTCAAGTAATCTCATAAGATTTAGAGCTGAGCAAATAAACATACCGTCTGTCAGTCTAGACTTAACATCTGTTAATAGATACGGAATAGGACCCAAACAAAAGTTTGCCACTAACGTGTCTTATCCCGAGACTACTTCAATATCTTTCATTGAAGTAGAAAATGGATTAATACAACGTTGCATGATTCACTGGATGAATGCTGTGTTTAACTTTCATCAACCGGATGTTAAAACTAGATTATATTATCTTGCTCAATACAAAGATTATATAACATCAACTATAGAAATAACACAATATACTGATGATGCAAGGATAGGAAACATTATTGATATACTAGATGCATTCCCGGTAAACTTAAGTGTTAGTCCGTTATCTTGGGCTGAGACTAATACTTTAGTCAAAGTAAAAGTAGATTTTGCGTTTACAGAATGGGAAAACCCAGATCCATGCACAGAAGAACCAGCGCCTGAAAAACGTTTGACTGATGAACAAAGAAGAGAATTTGATATAAATCTACCACCGATATCTAATACACCACCTATTGAAACTTTTCAGAATCCAACAACACCAACTAATCCAAGACCGATAATACTGCCATAATAAAAGTGACTTGAAGGAGTTCTTAAATCATGCTACCAAAGATACAACATCCAATCTTTGAATTCACGGTGCCATCTACTAAAGTTATGACAAACTTTAGACCTTTCTTGGTGAAAGAAGAAAAGATACTACTCATGGCTAAGAGCTCTGAAGATAGAGCAGACATTCTCAGGGCCATCAAACAAGTCGTGAATAACTGTGCTATCGATGAAAAGTTTGACGTAGATAAGTTGACTCTGTTTGACCTGGAGTACTTATTCCTCAAGCTACGCTCAGTATCGGTAGACAACGTAGTGAGAGTGTCTTACAGGGACAACGATGACCAGAAAGTCTACGACTTCGAGATAGACTTATCTTCAGTCGAAGTAAAGTTTCCAGAAAACGTTGAGTCAGTCATTAAAATCACCAATGACATGGGCATCGTCATGAAATACCCGTCGGCGTCTATATTTGACGATCGCAGCTACTTCAGGGCTGGTGACGACGCTTACTACGAGTTGGTGCTACGTTGCATAGATAAGATCTATAGCTCTGACGACGTATATCAAGCTAGCGACTACACCAAAGAAGACTTGGAGTCATTCCTTGATGACTGTGGCGTGGCTACTTTTAATCAGATCCAGAAGTTCATGACGAATGTACCAAGACTCTATCACCGACTCGAGTACAAAAACTCAAACGGAAAGGATAGAGTCATAGAACTGACGAGCCTAACAGATTTTTTTACGTTGGGCTGAACCATAACACACTGGAGAACTACTACATCTCCATGTTTGCTTTGGTTCAGCACCATAAATATTCTGTTGCAGATGTTGAGAACTTAATACCCTTTGAACGCGACATGTTTGTCGAGATGCTGCTGCAATTCCTTAAGGAACTCGAAGAGCAGAGGAATAGACATGCCAGCTAGACCGACGGATGACGATGACAATGGACCAGATCCATTACCTAATAACTCATCACGTTTTCCTCAATCTGATTATACCAATACTTCAAGTAATAGTCAACAAAAAAATTCTGTTAATGCTGAAGTAGAAAAATTAATAGCTGAGTATAATCTAAAAAAACAGGATGAATCATGGGTTAGAAGCTACTGGAGACCAGCCATGGGTTGGCTCTACATGGTTATCTGCGCATTTGATTTTATAATATTTCCATTGATAACTATGTTTTTACCCGTGATAGCTAAAGCATTTGGGTTTAATATTACATATTCACCATGGGTCAGTTTGACACTCAGTAATGGTGGACTAATTCATATGGCGTTTGGTGCCATACTCGGTGTAGCAGCTTGGTCAAGAGGTCAAGAAAAGATACAGAGTATAGGTAGGTAATGTTAGAAAACCAAGTTGGTGACGCAGATAAGTTAAGTCTATCTGAATACATGGCTTCACAAGCTTCTCAATTGTCTGAAGACAGAGATGCTGAACGTGTTGCTGAGAACGAGATAGTCAGTACTTTTCTATCAAAGAAAGTATTCTCAGAGATAGAGTTAGTAAGCCAAAACTTAGTCTTTGACGTCGATGAGTTAGACTTCACGCTATCAGACATATTGGATGGGTTTAAGAGACCGAGCGCACAACCAAGTTTTTCTGGTGGTGATGATCTGACTACGAACGTCTCTAGCATGACTCCCACACCCGCTGGCGCTGGGCAAAGTATGGCATCTCCAGGTCCATCGATGCCGCCAGCTTTCAGCTCTTTACAATCAGTTGTGCAATCATTATCACAAGCTACTAGTGGCGGTCAAAGAAACTATTCGTCACAACCAATGGGTCTAGCGGGTGGAATGGGATCGTCTGGTGGTTACACCCCTAGATCAGTGGCGCCACAGATGCCGAGTGTCACACCGATGTCTGCATCACCGGTCACACCTAGTGCACAACCGCAGGGTATGCAACAGCAGGGTATGACACCACAGGGTGGTCAAGTATCGATGCCATCCGGTGACGACGCTTCTATTATGGCCATGATTAAGAAACACGAAGGCGTTAGAGACACACCCTATAAAGATTCAGTCGGTTTATGGACAGTCGGTGTTGGTCACATGATAGGACCCACACTACCACCCGAGTGGAATAGAAAATTCACTCCACAGGAAATAGATCAATTATTTGCAAAAGATTACGCCGAGCATAAAGCAGCTGCACAGCGGATACCAGGCTTTGAGAAATTAAACTCAAGCGGACAGGCTGCGGTAATAGACTTAACGTTTAACATGGGACCAGCGTGGTTTAGAAAGTTTCCAGCTGCATCTGCAGCTTTAGCTAAAGGTGATATGCAGACTTTTGCTAATGAAATGCAAAACAGTGCATGGTTTAGACAAGTAGGTAATCGCGGTCCTACAATTGTAGCTATGATTCGTAGCGGTGGCGGTGACGCTACGCAGCAAGCACAACAAGTCCCTGGAACACCAAGTACTGGTCCACAACTATCACAAGCTGGAGCAACTACTGAAGCAGCAGATCAAGCACAGATGAGGGGTGCTGGGCAACAGATTAGTTCTTTAGCTGCGCCGACACCACCACCAATGAACCAACCAACACCATCGACAATAACACCGTCTGGTGGTGAAGTACCCATTAACGTCAGACTTCAAAACTTGCAGGCATAAAATGGCACTACCGGCAGTAAAAAAAGAAGACAGAGTATCAACGAGAAAAATTGCAGAGGGTACTGATTTATCAGTAGCGGCACCGGTTCTTAATAAGCTTTTTGATAAAATACGTAACAGTGATCAAAAAGAAAATAGATTTTTGTCTAAGCACGTCGATGGTGAGTCATCTGAATACACGCTCATTCAAGACAACAACGTCAGTATGCTTAACATATTGAGCAGTCAATCTATAACAGAGAGTCTACTCGGTACGATGAGAGACACCGTGAGTGCTGGAAACACGAGCGTCGCCACCATGGTATCTTCACCACGAGTCTTGCAACAGACTAGACAAGAATCACGACAAAATAGTAGCGAGAAACCGAGAGAAAGACAAAGAGTAGTCCCATCGACACCTGTGACAAGTACCGAGTCGATTGATAACAGGAGCGTCCCTCGTGTAGTATCAGAATCAGTAAAAAAGATAGATAGCTATGTAAGCACCCAATCTGGCGAGACTAAGTTTTCAGAGCTAAAGACTATAAATGAAGAGACAGGAGAAGCGCTGGAAAGGTCTGCGTCATTATTGTCAAATATAAATGAAAGCGTACAAAGACAAAACCGGCTATTAGAAGAGACTATAGAAAACCTAAAAAGACAATTAGAAGAAACTAGTAGTGACGATGATAACTTACCAGACATTAATATTGATTTAGATTTAGATAGAAGAAGAAATCGGGGAAGAGGACGAGACGGCAGACCAGGTCAACGTCCATCTACTGGTTCTAGACCACAAGCCCGTGGAAGTGTCCCACAAGTAACACCTTTTGCAACACCAGAGACTCCTAGACCAGCTGCAAGAGGACGTGGATTAACAGCATCTAGATTTGCGTCAGTCGGATTGGGTGCTGTATTTGCAGTAATTGATGGTCTTCAATTAGTATCAGAACTAGATCAAATTGAATATGAATATTCTACAAATCAAATAGACGCAAATACGTATAAGCAAAGATATGGGGCTGCGTTTGGATCTTTCTTTGGTTCAGCGGCTGGAGCGGCGTCTCTTAGTGCTATAGGTGCGGCTATAGGTGCACCTATAGCCGGTGTAGGTGCACTAGTTCTAGGAATCGTGGGTGGTGTTGCGGGAGCTTTTGCTGGTGGTGAAGTTGGCGCTTGGATGGGTGCTACGATAGCAGCATCACTAATGGGTGAGCCAACACCTAGACCACCTAATCCTAGAAATATGACTATTCAAGATCAAGAAAATATTCAAGAATTACTTAAAGATGAAGAATTTAGAAGATCTGTAGATCCAAAAGTCATAGAAATTCTTGAAATTATATCTGACAAAGAACAAATCGACTTGAGTAGCCGAACACAAGCGCGTGGTGCTCAAAATATTTTAAGAAATTTGATTGAAGAAAATAAAGAAGCATTTAGTAGGGCACAGCAAAGAAGAGAACAAGCACCGTCAGATACACTAGATGCTACGCTAGTACCAGCGACACCAGTAGCAGCACCAGTACCTCAAGTACCAGCGACACCAGTAGCAGCACCAGTACCTAGCGTCAATAAAGAACAACTATATAGTCAATTATTACAAAAATATAAAATTGAAGAACTAGCTCTAGTTCAACCTGGATCAGGCGGTTCTGCTCAATCAGAAGCAATATCTAATGCAGAAAAAAGAGCTCGTGAAGAGTCGGGCTATACACCACCGAGACAAGCAGCAACACCAACTAGACCCGATACTGAAACACAAAGAAGAGACGACATAGTCAGTCGATCTATATCTGGTGCTTTTGAAAGAAGATCTAACAGGCCCAGAGTTGATCAGACTTCACCAGAATTTAATAGAATGGTGGATGAGATTTATGATCAAAAGTTAAAAGAAGAACAAAAAGCGCTTGATCGTAATTTACTCCCGGCTGAAAAAGCTGAGATAAGAAACCAAGCTACAGAAGAAGCTCTATTAAAGTTGCCATCTATCCCAGACGCTATTCCAGTGACGCCGGCGCCGGAATCACCGGTAGCACGTGTCACACCTATGACACCCGTTGAACCCGGTGTACAGCGTGAAGTGACTCCTGAAGTTAGACAACCAGCCATAGACAGAACTAGAGCGACTGAATTAGTAAACAGATTAATAGCTGTATCAAAAAAGATAGAGACTCCAGATTCTAGGACATTGACCATTCTTGAAAATATAACAAGAATGATCCAAGAACATGACTATGACACAGCAGCCGGGGCTATAGAGAGGCTAGAAAAAAGAATATCACCCAGAGAAGACGCGACTAGAGAGCCGGCTGCTAGAGATGTGTTCAGAGAAAGGTTTGAGTCACCAGTCAGACCGATGCCTAGGGCTGATGTTGGCGCCGATGATAAAAAAGCTGAGATAGAAGACGCCGAACCGTTAGATAAAGACTTATTAAGTCCAGTATCACAATCTTACATGGAAGAAGATGCAGATACTGGTTGGCAAGAAGCTGATACTGAAGGTGACACCGGTTGGCAAGAAGCCGGAGACACTCCGTCATCGCGTCCAGTACCAGTCAGACCTGCACGTGCGAGAAGAAGAGAAGTCGGTGACACGTCAGACAGCTTGACCATAACCGCGCAAGAAGTGGTGTTTAAATCAGACAAGATGGAAGCACCGTTCTTAGACGCTATCAAAGAAGAACTATCCGACTTCATGAATACCATCATGAACGTCTCTAGCTCACCGGTGAGTCCTAACTTATCTGGTGGTGGTTTAGCTTCACCAGTGTCATTCGCTAACATCAGTGGTGGTATGACACCATCGGCTCCATCGTTTAGCTCATCACCGAGTCTATCAGGTCCAAGCGCCGGCGCTAGTCAGGGCGGTGAGATATCTTCAGGAGACACGTCTAGCACAGAAAAACCCAGTAACGTCACCATCGACTCCGGTGTGGATGTTTCTAAAGTAGATAAAGACTTAGTGGGTAGGTTCTATGCAGCTGCTAAAGAATACGGTAAGCCAATAAAGATAAATTCTGGATTCCGTGGTGACGAGAAGCAAGCAGAACTCTGGGTCAGGGCTAACGTCTTCAAGGAGCCGGGTATCTATATGCCGGCTAAACCAGATAAACCGACTACCATCAACTATAGGGGGCAAACGTTTAACGTTCAAGGTGGTCGCGCTAAGTCTTCTCACGGTGGATCTTCACCGATGGCTAGGGCCCTGGACGCCACCAGGACAGCACTGGAAGAGATGGATAAAATGGGTCTGTTGAAGAAGCATGGTCTTCACAGGCC